TATCATTTTGGTGCAAGCGTGATTCATGGGCAGCGTAGCAATATTTTGCGCTTACAATAGAAAGGCACCCTTCGGGGTGCCTTGTGTTAATATTATATAATACTTAGTTTTCCAATTCTTTTTCTCTTATTCGTTCTTCCAATGGGATAATATAATTAAGATACCCCTGTGCATTCTCTTTCATTCTATCATATGTTTCACTATTCTCCTTCTTTAAAATACTGAGCATAGCAACATTCATTCTCGCAAATTCTTTAATTGTTTTCTTTATCTCAATTTCTTCATTATTGGACTGAATACTTAATAATGTATAAATCTCTTCATTCATTTTCTCAGTATTTGCGTGAATGTATAAACAGGCCTCATCGTAAATTTGTCTTAATTGAGAAACATATATTTCTAAATATTTCTTTTCCTTTCCTTCATATTTTTTCGTTATATTAGAAAATATAAGTTCTATGTCTCGCCCCTCATAATCATTTGTAATAAATCTAATAAAAGATTCTATAATGTTTCTAAATAGGAACTTAATACTTTTTATGTCAAAGATAACAAAACCATGCAAAAGGAAACAATAATCTAATAAAATATTATTTATCAATTTTGTTTCTTTTTCTTCTAAATCCAAAACCCTTTTCCAAATTGAAATTGCACGGTAATATTTATCAATTGCTAAATATGCGTCATTCTTATTGTTTTCATCTATATCTATATATACAGATTTTAAATAATCTTTTGTTTTCTTACAGCTGTCCACATATATTTTTTTATAATCAGTAATTAAATCCATACTACATCTCCATCTTTTTTATTACATCATATATATCTTTATCTTCAAAATTTTCTTCCTTTGATATTTTGCTAAGAACATTATATAATTGATCAAGCATTATATTAAGCTCATCCGCCTCAAGTAAATCAATTCCTCTTATTACTTTTCCACAAATTATAGTTCTTGATGACAACATAGATTTAGAAAGGCTGATATCAAAATATTCTTTTAAAAATACCCCCAAATCATTATTTCTTTTAAATATTTTTTTTGAAAGTATTAAACTACTTAATACTTTAATTGCAATCATCTTCCTTATTTCCATTTGATCATCCAGATTCTCTGTTTTTTTTATTTTATACTTAGAATCTAAAAATAAAAGTAACAGTTCTTTGCAATTATCATCAATATTCATTATTTTTCCCCCTCGGCCTCATACACAGACAAAAATTCTTTTCCCAATTTAGCAATAGCTTTCTTCGATCCCCTGGTCTCATGCATAAACTTTTGCTTTTCACTTGCTTTCGCAATTGCACTTATATTTCCTATTCTGCTCTTAAACACTCGTTGTGAAAATTTAAACCTTTTTTCAATTTGCTGAATTTTTTGTTCATGATAATTATCAGTACTTTTTTGCGTCAAATTAGCAATAATTCCTAAAGACTTTATTTTATCTGGAGTATTTCTATTTTTATTATAATTACTAACCAAACGATCAAATAATGCCAAACCAATTGTTGACAAATAATCTGGTTTTATAATAACTATATAAAAATCTAATGCTTTAAATGCTGAAATCGTATAAACAGATTGTGTTGGGGGACAATCAATAAATATAAAATCATATTTTTCTCTTAATCGTTTGCGTTCTATATACGCACATAAAGTATCTGAATTAGTTCCATCATCCTTCACTTTCGTCATATTCAAATCGCCACAGATTAAATCCAAATTATCTCTTATATTTTTTTGAATTAAATTCTCTCCAGGATCTTCTTCTTGATCTCCTAAAATATTTTCTGAATTTAAATCCATGTCAACATCATCTCTATATAACTCATATAGTGTTTGCTTATTTTCAAGTGCTTCTTGAATTTTTTGAGGAGGCAACATATACTGTGAAGCATTCATCTGTGGATCCATATCAATAACTAGAACCCTCTTTTTTGCAAAATTTGCTAAATATGCTGCTAAATTCACACATATTGTTGTTTTTCCTACTCCACCCTTCATATTCATAAACGCAATGACGTTTTTCATTTCTGCATACCCCTTCCCGCATACATTTTCTTTCATCATACTACAAAACGCCCCATATTTCTACAGGACGTTTTACAAAAATATATGGGGTTAGGATTTTCTCCTTAATGGAGAAATCGGAACAGATGGATTCGAACCACCGCTATGCTGATCCATGAGTCAGCTGTTCTACCACTGAACTATATTCCGAAACTGCTGCCAGGGTGTAGGCTGGCTCTGGCAGCATGTTGCAAGAAGGAGCCTCGTCGTCTCTGCGCCTTTGGCTTCTATTGTATTGTATAACGATATTTCCGATATAAACGATATTTTTACTTGATCTCACATTTTTTCAAATATGTATCCCTGATATAAAGTCTCGGATAATCCGGACTTTGTGAATACCCAGTCTTTTCTGCTATCTTCTCCCAGGTCAATCCCTGCTGGTAAAATGCCTTAAACACATATCTGGTCTGTCCATCTTCAATGTTCTGAATCCAGTTGTCTACTGCTGCCACCTGCTCATTTTTATGCTCATAGGTTCTCTTTCTTCTATCATATCGCTCCTGATCAAATCCAACTACGCTCTGAGGCCGTGCAAAACCTGTGCTGTAATCAAATATTGTGCTGTTCCCTAGCCCTGCCTCCCCCTGTTTCATTTCAGCCAGTTCCATGCTGAGGACCGGTATTTCCCTCTTTAACTTTCTATAATTGTCCAGGAGCTTCCTGGTGATCTTGATCTCGCCCACTGGTATCCTCCCCTTTCTAATGCTTTTAGCCGGGAACGTGTATGCTCCCGGCTTTCTCTGCATTTCTTTTATTTATCCGCAATCACAGCATCTGCTCCCTGCACTGTGACCCAGCCATTTTTATAATGAGCTTCTGCTTCTTTCATCTTGATCAGTTCGTCTGTAATGGATGCGCTGAGCTCTTTATTGGCCTCAGCCTGAGCTTTTGCCTTTGTTTTTGTATTCTCTGCTTCAGCTGCTGCTTTAACCTTAGCTTTCTTTGCATCTGCTTCAGCCTGGAGTTTTTCTGTTTCTTTCTAGACTTTAACCTTTTCCTACTCTGCCTGAGCCTGTTGTTTCTCTTGCAAGGCTGTCACTCTATTATCAATGGCCTGCTTCAGCTTTTTATCCGGATGCACATCTACGATGGAAGCATCCAGGACTTCAATGCCGTATTTTTTATGAAAATCTTTGTTAAGATATTCCGTGATAGCGTTATTCAGCTCGGATCTGTTTCCGGAATAGATGTCCATCATTGAATAATCGGTTGTAACCTCAGAAATCTTTGACTTCAAAACAGTTTTGACACGGTTTTCGATGATATCCTCTCCGTCCATTCCTTTGAAACGCTTATATGTATCAATCACTGTATCCGGGTCGTATCGGTAACTCATCTGGAAAGATACTGCAATACTGGCATCGTCTGATGTAGCCACTTTAAAAGAATCATCCTCTTTACTGCCGTCCCTTTTGTCCTTTGTGAGAACGAGGATCTCATTACTGGTACTGAATTCCTTTACTTTGTTCATCGGTGCGATAAAATGCATTCCCGGGGTGAGTACTGTGTCCTGTACTCCATCTTTGTAATTGTAGACGATACCAACTTTACCTGTGCCGATAAGATCCATTCTTGATACAGTGTATCCTCCGCCAAGAACTGCTACTGCTGCCACGATTCCGATAATAATCTTACTTTTCATTTTTGTTCTCCTTTTCTTTGATAGCTTCTTTTACTTTGTTGTATGTTTCATCTTCAATCTCGAATTTCTTCTGCTGCCGCCTAATCGACAGGATCACTCTGCTTCCTATCCAGGCCAGCACCAGGGCTGCGATTCCGAACACCATACCGGAACCAAGAAATATTACCCACATTGTTCTCATCTCCTCTGCGGCCATTCTTTTCCTGTTTTCTTTTCTCTTATCACTGCCACCTCTAATCCTAAACGACCAGCTATATTGTTGAGTAAGCAATAGTCGTTATAGACGTGTGTCGGCATCCGGCTGGCCCTCCGGATTGCTTCTCCTTCTGTTGGTGCTGGGTAACCTTCGTTGTTTTTATAACTCATTGTTGTTCACCTCCTCCCAGTCAAGTGCTTGACCGCATTTATGGCAATAATTACTATTTCGATAAATGTTTTCTTCTCCACATATAGGACATGTGCCTATGCACGTGTAATATCTTCCTGAAAAATCATTAACCGCCCTCATATCCTTCATTTTTATAGGAATCTGCTTTTCCAACGCTTCAATAGCTGTATCATATGTCTGAGTTCTCTTTTTCTGTTGTATGGCAACAATTTCTCTAAGTGCTTTCGTGGTACCAAGCTGTTCCATAACACCTGCAGAAATATTTTTTTCAAATTTCAACTCTTTTATTGCTTCTTTTTTATCCACGTTTTTCCTCCATTTCACTGAGTCTTTCCTCTGCATCTTCACGTCTGGCAAATACAATCTGCTTGACCTTACCAGCCTTTATGTAATGCAGTGTGTTTCCTGTCAAAAACGGATAGTGTATCTCCTTCCAGTCTTCCGGAAGAAGATTTGATGTACCTGGGCAGTTCTGATACAGGATGCAGCTGCTGCAGGTTCCGTCTTCACTGGCCGGCTGGCTTTTACATCCCTGAATCAGTGTGTTATATGCTGACAGCATCAGCTCTGGTGTGATGTCCATCTTCTTCTCATGTCGTTTCATTCTGACCTTCTTTCCTGCTGCCCAGTGATGCTCGCAGGAATCTTCGTCTTCTACAAGAATCCCTTTGCGGTCGCAAAGACCATCATCGTTGTTGATACAGGTTTTACATGTGTTTCCCATCATTTTCTCCTTTCTGCCATGATCCGGTTGAAATTCTCTACGTTTCTGGTGTTGTGATCGTATTCTGTTGTTTCAAAAATTTCTTTCAGCGTCTCATTGAACTTCTTCCACTTGCTTTTTGTCATTCCAATTCCTGTCCAGATCTGAAATCTCAAAACGTCGGGACCTCCCGGCGGATAGAATCCTGCTCTTTTCTTGAATAACTTCTTTTTCTGTCTCTTATTCATACTTCTCTCCCTGCTGCCTGCAAGATCTTCCTTCGTACCCTGTCCCATTCGAGTAGTAATGTAATGTCCAATCTTTTACTGAGCTTAATATCCTCCGGAATGATCCGGTACTTCTTATTCATAAGAGCAAAATTGGCTGCCGCCTGTGCTACATTATTCTTTGTGCAGCCGGTTTTTTCTGTGACCTGTTTGGCTGTCAGCAGATCCTCAAAGACCTGTTTCCCGTTCTGGTCTACGATCTTGTACAGATACATCCTTCTTTTCATTGTTTTCCCCTATCTCTACTGGATCAAGGTAGTTCCGGCCGAATATCTCCATGAACTCCTTGTGACTATGCTGCTTTTCAAATTCTCTCTGTGCTGTCCGCTGTAATTCGTGGCGAATCCGTGCATTGTTGTGTACTGCCTCTGGGCCGTAGATGTGATGATCATTGCACAGGTATACTTTCAGTCCATATTCTTCTGAGTTTTTCCGGTTTGGTCCTCCAAATACATGATGCTCATCCAGGATCCTGTATTCATTCCAGTTGTCATGAAGCATCACACAGAGATAACAGGTCCTGCTGTTTTTATCGTGTAGAATGCTGGCCGGATGGTGCATTCTCTTTTTCTTACTTTTCTGTTTTGGAAATAACATATCTGCCCCTTTCCGGGGAGGTCAGGGCCTCCCCTTATGTATTTGTGATATATTTGGATTTTGAAAACACCCTTAATCATTCCAGTGGATCTCTATCTTGATACCCAGCTGTTTTTCTACTTCTTTCGAATAATCATCCCAAGTGGCCAGGTCTTCCATAAGATACGTGGCTCCTTCTTCCATTTTTTTCATATAGCGTTCGCATCGCTGTTTTCCGAATCCAAACACGTCATGCAGTGCTGCGACCGAAAGCAATGTAAAAGTATCTAATGTCATTTCTTTGATCTTGTTACTAGCTTTATTCAACTCTTGTCGGGTCACATTTAGGCTAATCCCTGTCTTCTGCCGGAAACGTACTTCTTTTTCCAGTTCCTCAATCCCTTTGTCTTTTGCGATACGCAGTGCCAGTTCCATTCCTTCTGTACGGCCCTGCATATACTGATCAAGTTTAGCCATTCTTCTGTACCTCCTTCAGGAATTCAACCAGCTCTGTTTCTGAGTTCGGGAATTTATGATATTTCGAATGGTATGTCCATTTCGGTACGCCCCTTTCCGGTTTCGGTCCGCCTACAAGATGTAGGAAGTATGGTTCTGTTGGTACCCACCAGCTTTCTTTCCTTGACTCCGAATCGTATTCTTCTGCTATCAGACGGGCACCGTTATTGAAATCGTACTTGTAGTACCGTGCTCCAATATGAGGATCTGTGTACCAGAGTCCCCAGGATTTATATTCCCTCAGCCACTGTTTACGCTGATCATTGTTTCTCATCTCCGGAAGAGGTGGCTGTTCTGCTTCTTCCATATTCTTGATATAGTTCTTCAAAAGTCTAAGTCCAGCCACTGTCATCTGCTGCTTCATGATCGTCATATGCGGGAATCCCGGTTCTTCCTTTTCAACGTCCAGGATCTGTTTAAGTGTTCTCTCATGGTCATACAGATAGCTTGCAAGTGCAGTGCTTGTCGGAACCGGAAGATCTCTCAGATACTCCGGCCAGTTTTCCGGAAGCATCTCTGTGGGATTACCGGCATGGTCAGACATTTTGTCATTATCAACAAAATCGTGCTGCTTTTCGTCTTGTGTTTCCGCTGCCGATAAGCAGTGCTCTTCCAGCCAACCGCACCGGATGTTACAATCATCCGGACACTGAGCACAGCATTTGTATTCCGTATCACAATAGGCTGCTGCACCGCATTTTCCCGAACCGCTTTTTCCAGTGATACATTTTGCCGGCCCCGGCATTTTGTTATCTTTCTTCTCCGGTGCGTCTATAGACACCATCTTGACCGGTTTCCGTTTCTTCCCGAACCTTTTTATCAGCTCGTGGGCCAGCTCATTCCAGGTGAAAGCGCATTCCATGTAACTTCCGGGATTGAACATGATCCCGGTTAAATTTGCCTGATAATTAAAATTGCCATTCCTGATCCGGACATCCTGATACCGAGCTTCAAGCAAATAGGTTGCTGCTTTTGTATCACACGTAAGAACACGTTCTTTATCTCCTCTGTTCAGGGCTTCGAAAAAGCGTTCTATCTGCAGTTCCGGTGTGATTGGGATCTCGTTCTCCGGCGGCCGGTTCTGTCCGGTTGCTGTTTCAATCGTCATTTTTCCTGGCATGTATTCTGGATGCTGTTCAATGCTGTCCTGGCCGGGGATCTGATCATCTATCTGTTGCGCCGGCGCAATAACTTCTACTTCCGGAGGTTTCCTGATTGCACGAATTTCCTTTGCACTCATTTCCGGCTCAGCTTCTTCCATCTGTTCATCTGTCAGATACAACATTTCCTGCAGCTGGCTTTTGTTAAAATCCTTGTATTTATCATCCAGGATAGGGCTGTTTCCATCTTTGGAAAACTTGTCATTCATTGCCATCCAGCGACTGGCTGCTGACTTTTTGATTCCATACTGATCTTCCGCAAACTCCCAGATACTGTTATATCCACCATCCCGGAATAATTCCCGGTCCCGGATATACTTCATGTAATATCCGGCAGCAATAAAGCTTCTGGACATGGTTTTGATATTCGCTGAAAGAAGTTTCTTTACATCATTCAGTGGCATGTCCATTTCGTACCATTTACTTTCTACTACATCCATGATTTCTCCTTATTCCTCTACGTCACTTTCATTTGGCATCTGGAAAACAGCTTTCTTCAGGATCCCGGCTCGGACAGACAGTAGTTGATCTCTTGTCATATTTTTAAATTCGTTTTCCTGTAAAGCAAGTGTGTATTCTACGACTTTTTCATCTGCATACGCTTCCTGGATCATATCCAGCACTTTAAAAGCTTTTTGGGCACTTGAGTATTCGCCTAATACAACTCTTATCTTTCCTGCACGAAATGTAACCGTTCCGTCCCCTTCAGCGGATACTACACCATTTTCAATATTTACAATGTGCATTTTGTTTTTACTTCTGATTAACATTTTTCTTCTCCTCTACTGCAACCATCATAGTCTTCTAATGTACCTAAAAGGCTGGTTGCTTTCCTGCAGCGATAACAATCATCTCGTAATTTTGCTCTGTGTCTGCAATCTTTGCATAAGATGATCTTGCGATACTTCTTCATGATCTGATACGTTGAACTCTGATCAAAAGCATTGATCTTCTCATATTCTTCACGGATCTTATCTGTGTACTGCTGTAATTTACAACGGCAGCAGTGCTGATCCATTTCTTCCTGTGTTACAGCACCTCTGTGGCAGCAGAGTTCATCACAGACATAAACCTTTAAGACTTCAAGAATACCGTCTATTCCTTCTTCTCCTGGCTTCATCTGCTCTCTGCATCCATTCAGGTTTCCCTTCGACTGGCTCACTGTCAAACCATATTCCTCCCTATTAAGTCAAGTCTTTTTTCCTTGAATAT